TCTCGGGTGATCCGTCAAACGCCGTTCTTAAAGAACTTGATCGGGGAGAAGAACATTCAAGCGGGCTCGATCGTCTATCCCGATTTGGATAACACCATTTCCGTGGCGACGAGCAACGATCGGAGTCTCTACGGCGGGAAGGTCTCGATCGCGCAGGTGTCGGAACTCCACGCGGCGTTCAACGATGACGCCTATCAGGTGTTGGCGTCCAGCATCGGCGATAGTGAAGACGGCGTCGTGCTGATCGACTCGACCGTCGGCTCTCGACTCTCGCCGCTCTACAAGCTCTTCACGCTGTGGGAGTCCAAGGAAGACTCGACGATTCACTTTTCCCATATCAGTTACCAGAACCTTGACGACGCCCTCGAACACGCTCCGGCGTGGCTGTCTCGGCCGTGGCTGACTTCCCGCTCGAAGCAAATGCTCCCGGCCCTGTTCGCCCAACAGCATTTGAACCAGTGGACGAGCGGATCGAACGCCCTGTTCCCGGAGGAGACAATCGCCAAGTGTACGAGTCGGTTCGGATTCCCGGTCTCGAAAGCCGCGATCCCGTCTCTCATCGGCGCGGCTAAATATGCCGTGGGCGGGGGCCTTGATCGGGCCTACGGGTTTTCGCTTCATGGCGACAACACGGTGTTCACGGCCGTCTTGAAAACCACCGTCAACGACGAGGCCCACTACTGGGTGCTGTATCAGAAGAAGATCGCGTTTTCGTCGGGCTCAGGGATCAAGAGGGCGATCGAACATTGTCAGGGGGAGTATGGGCTTCACAATGTCGTGCTCGAATCCTACAACTGCCAAGATATTTGGGCATGGGCTCAGGAACAGAACATCCCGAACGAACTGATTCACCCGACGGCCAAAGCCCAGATTCCGGCCTTCACGGAACTGCACCTGATCGCCTCAGAAGGCCGGTTACACGTCTCTGAGCACTGTTCGGACTTGCTCGCCGAAATGCGTTCGTTCGAGTACGAGATCCGGGAAGGGGGAAATCCCAGCTTTGGCCACGCCCAAGGGCACAAAGACGACCACGTCTACAGCTTGGCGTGGGCGGTGTTCGCGTTGCGGGATGTCGAGTTACCGGCCTATGAGATTTCGGGGATCGCGTGTACGTCGAAATATGCCGTCCCCGACGTGTGCTATCTCCTCGGCGGCCAGCAAGTGCCGTTCTGTTCGGCGGAGTGTCGGAGCGCCCAAGGCGTCGAGCAACTCTACCAGCAACACCGGGAGCGACACCCCGAGAGCGAGTTGACGGTGATCGACTTCTTCACGCAGAAGACGAAGAACTCGGGGTCTGTCGTATATCGGTGGTGACGACATTCAAGCAGGCTCAAGGGGGAGTTCGAACGAAGAACGGAATCCTGATGGAGTCGTAGGCAGGCGCCTGGAGTTCGACGGAGGACTGTGTGCAGTGCGGAAAGTGTGAACGATAGATGATCCCCACCATGTCAAAAATGAAGTCGTTAAAGCGGCTCGAAATTTCGAGGACTTCCTTAACGACCTTGTCCAGCGCCTCACCGTGATCGGCGGCTCCAACGCTTTCCAGCAGTGCGCGCTGAGCAGCAATGTCCGAAACCACAAAAAGGGCCTCTGCCGCTACCGTTCCGCCATAGATGTAAAAGCCGTCGCTTTCTGGCGTGCTTGAAAATCCCGTCTCAATCTGGCCATCTGACGGGTAATGAAAAGAATAGTCGTTCCGAATTCGTGTGACCAGATTAGTGGCGCGCCCGAAATATCTCTTGATTTCATCCAGTGCGGCCTTTCCATCGGGCGCGAGCGCATCATAGTAGGTCCTCAGACTGGCGACGGCGTGAAACTTCGTCCGAATGATCTCCCACGCTTCGTGAAGCTTTCCCGCTAGGAGCCTTATGAGTAATCCCGTCTGGGCATTCGCGCCGTCTTTCGCTGCTTCGCTTACGGACTCCTGTCGCGTGGTGATCACGAACAAGAGAAGCTTGTTTAGGATGCTAATCTCATTTCCTATCAAACCCACGAGCAGAAAGAACTCGCGGACTTCCTTCGGTAGTTTCTGAAGTTCAGCCTTCGGGATCTCAATTTTTATGAGCTGCATCGTTGTGGCCCTCTGAAGTCTGTGGTTTTCGGGCTGTGTGCTCTTGATCATCGCGTATTTTCACGGTATAATTAGCCCAGCTTCCTAACTGAATAGAGCAGGTCCATTTGAGGCCGATTCCCATTTCCGGGGGTCGGCCTTTTTTCGTTTCGGGGGTGCTGTGCCGGTTCTGAGCTTTCTTCGATCTACCGTTGGGCTGAGCAAAACCAGGGGCCAACAGCTTGTCGAACTGGCCCAGTCGTCCAAATCTCGCAAAGACGACGCGGCCCTCCGTCTAGCGTTCTACCACGACGAGCAGAAGACCGAACTCCTCAAGGATCTTGCCAAGCAGTTCCGCCAGCCCGAGAAGTTCCAGCTCTTCTTTCTGAACTTGGTCAAGAAAGTCGTCAACCGCTTGGCCGTGGTCTACAAAGAGCCGCCGACGCGGTCGCTGATCACAGGAACCGAACGGGATCAGACGATCGCGGCCCAACTCTGGCAAAAGAGCTTGATCGAGGTCAAGCTCAAGAAGGCCAACCGGTATACCAAACTGCTCAAGACGTGCCTGGTCCGGGTGGCCTGGCGCGACGGCGCGATTCAATACGATCTGGTCACGCCGAACGTCGTAGACGTGACGTATGAGATTCCAGAATCGCCCCAAGAGATCCTGATCACCAGGCCGTCACAGTCGAAACGGCCGGAGGACACGACCTACGCCTACTGGTCCCCGTTGGAGCACTTCATCCTCGACGCGAGGGGGAACGTCCTCCCGAACCTCGACAATCCCGAGAACGTCAATCCCTACGGCGTGTTGCCGTTTGTCCCGTTCTTCGACGCGGACCCCGGCGATACGTTTTTCCTGCCCGGTGGGGACGACCTGATCACAGCGCAGAAGGCGATCAACCTCAAGTGCGTCGATCTGTTGCGCAATATCCAGCTTCAGGCGTGGGGCCAACCGTGGGCCAAGGGATTAGGCGTCACGCGGCTCGACTTCGGCCCCGAGACGGCGATCAACCTGCCGAAAGACGGCGACTTCGGCTACGCACAGCCGCAAGCCGTGATCTCGGAAGTCGTCGAGGCAATCGACTACTTCGTCAAGCAACTGGCGATCACCAATAACCTCCCCGGCGCGACGTTCGCGACTGATCCGGTCGAAGCCTCTGGCGTGGCGAAGTTGGTCGATACCGTCGATCTGTGCGAAGCCCGGCAAGATGATGTCGAACTGTATCGCGTGTACGAGGCCAAGCTCTTTGAAGTCACCAAGGCCGTGTGGAACTACCACAACCCGAACAACCCGATCTCCGAGAGTGCCACGCTGGGGATCGACTTTGCGGATCTCGACGCGCCCCAGACCGAGACCGAACGGCTCGACGCGATCAAGCGACGGATCGACCTTGGGATCTGGTCCGTCGTGGACGCGATGATGGACGAGAATCCCGACCTGAAGACCCGAGACGACGCGATCCGCGAACTCGAACAGCGACGGATCGAAAACGACACCTACGGCCCCTTGGCGGGCCTGTTGAACGGAGGCAACGGAAATGCCGGATGAGAACCAGATTCCCGATCACGCGAAGGAAGTCGATACGCTGAAAACGAAGCTGACCGACGAAACGACCCAGCGCAAAAAGGCCGAGGCGCAGCTTCAGGCCGTCTACGATGACGTACTCGCCGAAGTCCCCGAGGCACATCGGGACATGATCCCGAATCTCGCGTTGGGCGATCGGATCAAGTGGGTTCGAGCGGCGATCAATAAGGGCGTCTTCGCCGAGAAGAAAGCCGACATCAAAGTCGATCAATCCCGGCCCAAGACGACGCCGCAGACTCAAGTCAACGTGGACACGCTCAAGCCCGAACAGAAAATGGCGATGGGCTATAAGACCGCCAACGTCTAACAGAGGGAGGAACACGACATGTCATTGACGCTTGTTGAGGCTGCGAAACTCTCGACCGACACGCTGCAACGCGGCGTGATCGAGAAATTCGCGCAAAGTTCGGTGGTCCTGGAACGATTGCCCTTCGATGACATCGAAGGGAATTCGTATCGCTACAATATTGAACAAACGCTGCCGGGGATCGCCTTCCGGGGCGTCAACGAGGGCTACACGGAATCGACGGGCGTCGTCAATCCGGTCGTCGAATCGCTCGTGATCGGTGGGGGCGAATCGGATGTCGATAAGTTCATCGTCAAGACGCGCTCCAACGTCAACAATGTTAGGTCGGTTTACGACGGAATGAAGGTCAAGGCGTTGTCGCTGTCGATCACGAAGACGTTTTTCGATGGCGACAGCACGGCGAACCCGAAAGAGTTTGACGGCGTCAACAAGCGCCTGGCCGGGGGCTCGCAGGAAGTCGCGGCCGGAACGAACGGGGCGCAACTGACCCAAGCGATGCTGGACGACCTGATCGACCGGATTTTCGGGGCTCCCGACCTTTTGCTCATGTCCAAGACGATGCGTCGATCGCTCACGGCTCTGGCGCGCACGTCCACGCAGATTTCCTACGATCTGGATTCCTTCGGCCGTCGCGTGCTGGTCTACGCCGGGGTTCCTGTCGG